ATCATCCATACTAGGACTACCAGATTTATCTGTTGTAGGAGAAGCAGGTGTAGTCAAACTTGTAGTGAGTGATCGTAAGAACGATACATCTAATGACTTTGCTGTTGTTGTAGGTAAGACTGACAAAGATTTCTCCTTCAACTTCAAGATAGAAAATATAAAACTTATACCTGGTACATATCAAGTCTCTATATCATCTAAGAACTTAGCAAGGTTCTATAATACAGCATATAGACTCACATACTTCATAGCACTAGAACCAGATTCTAACTACGATGGATAAAAAGATAAAAGATTTTATTGAAAGATGGAAGAAACGTTTACGTTTTCCTAAACTACCACCACCTGCACACGCATGAATCATTACGGACTTGAAGTAACTTTCTGGGTAGTATTTTCACTATCCCTCATATATCTTTATGATAAAAGCAAACAGTGAAACATATTTTATTTGAACTTCGTGGATGCCCAAGTGATCTACTTGATAGTGAAGAACATATAAGACTATCTTTACATGTTGCTGCTACTAAGGCAAAATCTGAACTACTCAACATAAGTGCACATAAATTTGATCCACAAGGCGTAACAGGGTTAGCGATGCTCGCTGACAGTCATATTAGTATACACACATGGCCTGAGAAAAATCTTGCTATGTGTGATATTTTTACCTGTGGTGTTGACGCTACACCTATGAAAGCGATAGAATACTTATGTAAACAATTTAAGTCTAAAGACCTGACATACTCACATCATGAAAGAATTTGACTATGATCTCAATTACAAAGAACTTTGTTTTACAGATGAGGAAACTCGTAAACTTTATCGTATTGGAAGGGGAGAGCAAGGAGTTCTATTGGTTCGCCCTTATACTAACGACATATGTGCTCATTGGAGATTCAAAACTCCAGAGATAGCGAAGAAGAGTGCAAAGAAAATTTATGAGATGTATCTAGAATATCGAGATCAAAAAGATTTTATCGGTATGGATATGTGTCGTAAGTTTTTAGAGATGGGATTTACCAGATCAAGACGCTATGCCAATCATCGCACAGGTAAGAAATATGATGATGAAGGCAATGTAAGACCCCAAGAACCAGATCATGCCACTTGTCATTTCGCTGTCTCTGCTTCTATATTTAAAAAAACTAGAGACACTGTTGCTAAAAGTGCATCTTATGTTAGTATGAGGCAACAATGGAGGGACAATGAGTGATTTTATATGGGTCGAAAAGTATAGACCTAAGACAATTGAGGATTGTATACTCCCTGATGGCATCAAGAATACTTTCAAGGAGTTTGTAAATGATGGTGAGATACCTAATTTGTTGCTTGCAGGTCCACCAGGTATTGGTAAGACCACAGTAGCAAAAGCATTGTGTGAACAACTAGGATGTGACTATTATGTTATCAACGGTTCTGACGAGGGTAGGTTTCTTGATACAGTACGTAATCAAGCGAAGAACTTTGCCTCCACGGTATCTCTCACTGCTTCTGCAAACCACAAAGTCATTATCATCGACGAAGCAGACAATACCACTTCCGATGTACAACTCCTTCTTAGAGCGAACATTGAGACCTTCTACAAAAACTGTAGATTTATATTCACTTGCAATTATAAAAATAAAATCATCGAACCACTCCATAGCAGGTGCTCTGTTGTGGACTTTAGTATTAGTAGACAGGATAAACCATCTATCGCAGCACAATTCTTCACAAGAATAAATGAAATACTTGAAAATGAGAATGTAGAGAGTGATAAAAGAGTTGTAGCAGAACTGATAAACAAATATTTTCCTGACTGGAGACGTGTACTCAATGAGTGTCAGAGATATTCTACAGGTGGTAAGATAGACACTGGTATACTAGCAGTTCTTACTGATTCAAATGTAAAAGAACTCGTAGTTTTCCTCAAGAAGAAAGAGTTTCCAAATGTTAGGAAATGGATAGTTCAGAACCTAGATAACGATACTAATGCTATACTTAGAAGTGTATACGACTCAATCTATGAGTCGATGAAACCAAAGTCAATACCTGAGGCAGTGTTGATTATTGCTAAGTACCAATATCAGTCTGCCTTTGTTGCTGATCAAGAGATTAATCTGTTAGCAGCATTGACTGAGATCATGTGTAACTGTGAATTCAAATGAAATGTTTAGTAACTGGTGGATCGGGTTTTATCGGTTCACATATAGTCGATAGACTATGCCAAAATGAAAACAACGAAGTCGTTGTGATTGACAACGAGTCTGCTGTATCTAATGAAAAATTTTATAACAACCCACTCGCTGAGTATCATTCTTTTGACATCCGTGATATGGATGCTTGCTATCCTCTATTTGAGGGTGTGGATACCGTCTTCCATCTAGCAGCACATAGTAGAATACAAGTTGCTATGCAGAATCCACAGGAATGTCTTGAGACTAATATTCAAGGCACTATCAATATGTTGGAGTGTGCAAGAAAATGGGGTGTGAGAAGATTTGTCAACTCATCTACCTCATCTCTCTATGGTTTGAAGAATGACCCACCACTAGAAGAGACAATGCCAACTGATTGTCTGAATCATTACTCTGCTAGTAAGAGATCAGCAGAGGTCATGTGTCAGATGTACTATAACTTGTATGGTTTGAGGACTGTGACACTCAGATACTTCAACGTTTATGGTGATCGTCAACCACTCAAGGGTCTATACGCACCTGTGGTGGGTCTGTTCCTAGAGCAGAAGAAAGCAGGTAAACCACTTACTATAGTGGGAGATGGTTTACAACGTAGAGACTTTACTCACGTCAGTGATGTTGTTGAGGCAAACATAGATGCTATGATGTGTAACTTCTCTGGTATAGAGATCAACATAGGCACAGGTAAAAACACCTCTGTCATTGAACTTGCTGACATGATTGGAGGAGAAATTCAATACATACCAGAAAGACCTGGTGAAGCAAGAGAAACACTTGCATCAGTATACAAAGCAGCAATTGCTTTGAACTGGTTCCCTCGTAAAACAATTGAAGATTACATTCATGAAGAACTTGAAAACACCCCTGCGTTATCCAGGCGGTAAGAGCAGAGCAATCTCAAAGATCAGTGAGTTTTTCCCTGATCTAAGTAAATACAATCAGTATAGAGAACCATTCTTAGGGGGTGGTTCTGTTGCATTGTGGGTAACTAAAACGTATCCAGATCTTGATATCTGGGTGAATGATTTGTATGAACCACTGTATAATTTTTGGACACACCTACAACTAGCAGGTGATGTGATGCAAGAGAGGTTGGCAAAGATTAAAATAGATAATCCAGATCCAGATAAAGCAAAAGAATTATTCATAGAGTCGAAAGACATACTGACACATGGTGGTAACCTTGATAGGGCAGTCGCTTTCTATGTCATCAACAAGTGTAGTTTTAGTGGACTAGGAGAGAACAGTTCTTTCTCAGCACAAGCAAGCGACTCTAATTTTTCCATGAATGGTATAGAGAAACTTACAGGTTACATGCAACTTATAAAACATTGGAAGATAACCAATCATTCCTTTGAGGAATTGTTACATGGTGATGGATCATTCATATATCTTGACCCACCGTATGAGATAGGATCTAATCTCTATGGTAAGAAGGGTGGTATGCATAAGTACTTTCATCATACTAAGTTCTCAGAGGCATGCTGTGATAGTAAACATAAAATGTTGGTGAGTTATAACTCATCTAATCTAAATAAAAGAAGATTTGCTGATTGGACAGCAGCAGAGTATGATCACACCTACACGATGAGATCTACTGGCGATTACATTAAAGAGCAAAAGAAAAGAAAGGAACTTGTACTGACGAACTATGAGAACATTTAGAGACTACTTACTTGATGTACATGAAGTAATAGACATAGAGGAGAGCAGTCTGTCCAGACTGAAATCTAAAGCAGAGAAAGGTGGCACTGCCATCGTATCGGCAGCAAGAGGTGACAAATCAAATAAAGAGAATAGAGCAAGGGCAAGGAAACTTGACAAAGACATCAGGGATAAGTTTGGTAAGGGTGCTACAAAAGTATCAGGTAGATACATGGAGAAGGATGAAAAGACTGGTAAGGAAACAAAGGTCAAGGAAAGAAGTCATGTGATATCATCTGGTAAGATGGGTAAGAGAAAGTTCAAGAAGGCAGTCAAGGGTCTAGGTAAGAAGTATGGTCAGGATGCGGTGATAACTCAGCAAAAAGGCAACAAAGATGCTACACTAAAGAGAACCAGAAAGGGTGGGTTACCTAAGAAAAACATCAAACTTGGGAAGATGAGACCTGGTCGTACTGGTGATAACGATACCAAGATCAAGGGGAAAACTTTTACCTATGACACAAAGTAAACCGTACGACGACAGTAACTGGAAACAAGAGTACCTCGGTTACAAATATGTGAACAAGAAACAGAGAGAACTTTTAGAGCATGGTGCTAAGAGTCTGTCTCAGTCGTGGTTGCTAGGTGCAATGTATAATGAGTGGAAGACTATGAAGGGATACAATAAGTATGATCCTAAAGAAAATAAGGGTCAGTTTCAATCTTCTTTCAAAGACTTATCAAAAAAATGGATAAAGTAGAAGATCTTTACGAAGACATGGAAAGACTCAACATGTTATATGAAGAGATGTGTTGGGCACATGATGTTAAACTTGACTTCAGAGCAGATTATGAAAACAACAGAATCATCATCAAACCAAAACCTGCAAAATTGGATTCTGGGTTATCTTAGTAAACCGAATGCGGTTTTCAATGGTCTACCTCCATGCCCTCACGCTAAGAAAGCATGGTTAGATGGGAACGTAGAGATAAAAAAGTTTGTAAATTACGATATATTGAGAGAAACTATAAAAAATGTAGTTGGATCACAGGTAAAAATATTTTACTATGAATACCCACTATTACCTGATGCTGAGAAGTTGAAGAGTATTGTATCATGGTTAGGAAAAGAATATCCTGATTACATTTTCTATGATGAACACCCAGATACAATAGAAAAGGTGGGTGATGAGGTAATCAATAGTGGTGTGTCTGCTATAATTGTGCAAAATAGAAAAGATTTATTGGAAAAAAGAGCAGAATTACAAAAAACAGGTTACTATGATAAGTGGACACCTGAGATGAAGGAGAGGATTTTTGGCCGTTGAACTAAAGGATTGGTTGAACTCTATCAACAGCACCAAGAAGAACTTGGTAGAGGAAGATCCAGACTGCATCAAGAAATATCCACCATATATCATCAATAGATGCCTGTCAGGTCATCTCGATTGTGTCATGTATGTCAATGAGATGAATATGCATATAGACCTAGACAAGCAGTTGCAATATGACTTTTATCTAAATACTCTCAGATCTAAGAAGAGGTTCGCACCTTGGATTAGGAAAGAAGAGTTGAAGAACCTTGAGTCCATCAAGTCATACTATGGATATAGTAATGAAAAGGCGAAGCAAGTTCTCCCACTTCTAACCAAAGAACAAATTAGATTTATTCAAAATAAACTTGAAGTTGGTGGATTGAAATGAATGTTATGGAACCTGAGTATCAATGGTCTCCTGATAAAATGGTTGAGATATTATTATCTGAACCAGATGACTTTCTGAAAGTCAGAGAAACTCTTACGAGAATTGGAGTAGCATCCAGAAAAGAACAGAAGTTATATCAATCTTGTCACATACTTCACAAGCAAGGTAAGTATTATATTGTACACTTTAAAGAGTTGTTCGCTCTTGATGGTAAGAAAGCAAACCTAAGTGTCAATGATGTGCAACGTAGAAATAGAATCATACAATTATTAGTAGACTGGGGTCTGATTACAACAGTTGTAGATGAGGTATTAGATATAGCACCATTGAATCAAATAAAAGTAATATCCTATAAGGATAAAAGCAATTGGACACTTGAAACAAAGTATAATATAGGAAAGAAAAAAGCACCCGAACCCCAATAACCGTACCTGATTTTTTTGTGTGGATGTATAATTAGTATTGTCGCCTACGGGGACATTACAATTAGACGCTCAAGGAGGTCACCATGTTTGGAACAGATGGCAGTGTTACGCTGACCGTTGGAGATACCTACGACTATCTTCAAAAGATAAGACGTAACATGATTGGTTTTGACGAATGGCAAGAAAGATTCGACACACCAATACAAAACTACCCACCTTACAATACTATAAAATTATCTAACCATGAATATAGGGTAGAGGTAGCAGCAGCAGGGTTCAAGAAAGAGAACCTAAAAGTCTATACACAAGAAGGACAACTTGTGATAGAGGGCAAGAAGGATGATGGAGTAGAGCATGAATACATGCACAGAGGACTAGCACAACGAGCATTCACTCGTACATGGTCACTACCAGAAGAACTTGTTGTCAAGGATGTCAGATTTGAAGATGGTCTATTACTCATAGACATTGAAAAAATTATACCAGAGCAACAACAGCGAAAAGATTGGCTCTAAATACATACATGTATTCAAGAGTCCTAAGACATATCAAACCCAAAGACCTTAGAGAGTCATTGACTCTTAGGTTCACAGAAATCCTCAATCCTACCTTTTGGATTGGGGATTCTCTCAAGCCTGAGGTACGTGAGGCATTGATGAATTTTGCAGA